ATACCACAGGAGAGCAAACTCCTATGGTTTCTGTGTATGATTACTTTGAAAAAGTAGGTGGCCCAGCGTACCTAAGCAACTTGCACAAAGCAGGGCCAGGGACTGGGGAACAATATCAAAATGCCGCTTCGGCTATTAGCGGAGCAGATGATGCTGCTAGTCTTGCTAGTGCTCTTAGCAACTACTATGGGTATGAAGTAACTCCTGTAGAACAACAGTTTAATGAAGAGTTTATAGGTAAAAGGAGAAAGTACAGCGATCTTTCGGATGAAGAACTACAAGAGTTTCATTCTGTACTAGAGCCTGTTTTGGCTGAGCAAGTACAGTTTTATCAGGCTACTGAAAATTTAGATTACTCTGATGCTCTAGGAGCAGCGTACCAAAGAGATCCTATGATTAAAGCACTGTTTGATAAGTACGGTGTTGGAATGTCTAGGATAGACAAAGAGGGTATATATCTTTATGACCCCTTTAGTTTTGGTGAAAGCAGAGTATATAAAGTAGATAGAGATTTTGGCACAAGAATTTTTGGGCCTTTATTACAGACTATTACTACTGCAGTTATGGCAGCGGGAATTGGCTCAACTTTATCAAGCACTTTTCTTAGTTTTTCTAACACCCCCGGCTATGCGTCTTTAGCTGCTAAAAGTCCTGGATATAATAATTTTCTTTCAACCATTACTAGCTCTAACTTTGGAAGCACATTGGTTAACGCTCTAGCAACAGGAGCAGAGGTATCTTCATATTTAGAACTTTTTGAAGAAGCAGACAAATTTTTTGAGGGCTTAGAAAAAGAGCCTGACATGCCAGAAGAAAAATACTCACCTGAATGGTGGGCTTGGGTGCTGGATCAAGACCCTGGTAAGATCTTTAATACAGGTTTGCCCCAAGATCCTATAGAAGAACCTGAAGAACCTGAAGAAACTGAAGACACTGAAGACACTGATGCAGGTGGTGGAGGCGCTGGAGGCGGTGGAGGCGGCAGTCAGCCTGACCCGGGACAAGAACCAGAAATAGTAGACATAATAGTCGATGACACTACAGATGATGATACTACATCACCAGACACAGACTCTGGAGGAGAAGTAGTAGACATAGGCGATGACACTGATGAACAATGGGATCAAGAGCATCCTTGGATATATGTAGGAAACGGTAGGTTTGAGCATCGCCAAACTGGGGAAGTTATAGTTATTGAAGATTGGCAAAACCCTGATGGTACAGAAATATACACAGAGGGTGGGAGATACAGCGGACCCGAAGACTCTACTACAGATGACAAAGAGCCACCCCCAGAAGATCCACCCCCAGAAGATCCACAAAAAGACCCTGATCCGGTTATAGTAGAACCACCAGGAGACGTAATAATTTCTGATACAGACACTAGCACTGAAACAGGTACAGGCACTAACACAGGCACTGAAACAGACGGAGATGGTACAGG